GTTCGCACTTCAGCAGAGCGATATGGAGATTAATGGTGTTGACTACGTGCAGCCTGAGGTAATCCGTGATTATGATGGACCGAAGAAAGAGAAGCCGGATGGTGGCTGGAGCAGTGCCAATGGTCAATGGCCGTACTGCACTGCCTGTGGGGGCAAGGCAATCGAAGGGAAGAACGGGAAACCGGTAAAAACAAAGTTCTGCCCACACTGTGGCACAAATTTGGGAGAGTGATAGAATGTTTTATTGGTTTAGAGCAATGTTTGGTTACCATCGCGACAGGTTAACGCCAAACCCACCTTGCATTTGTTCTAAATGCAAGTATTTTCACACTTGCAAACCTTGTGGTAGTCCCGAGTCAATCCAGTATAAAGTTTGTATGAAAAGTGATTCTGCTGTGCTGGGGTGCCATGGTAAGGACTTTTGCCGAAAAGGTGTATCAGCAGAAAGTGAGGAAAGTCATGAGTAAAGAATTGAAGCCTTGCCAGTTAAGTCCAGAACGTGCTATTGAAATTTTATGGGGCGAGGCAGCGCGAAACCAACAGCCATTGCACTGCACCCGCAAAGAATTATGTGATGCTGTAGAAATGGCAGAAGAATCTATTACCCATGCCAAGCAGCCGAATGAACCGCTGACATGCGACGGGTGCGCATGCAAAACAAATTATGGCAAATGTGCCGCTTGCGATTACTGCATACGGCACGAAGGATACAAAGACCGCTATTATCACCCACCGGAAGCAGGTGGTACTCAGTGAAAGCACATTATCCGACTGTGCGGCAAAATCACGAAAACAATTCTATGCGTCGGTGGTTCAAACTCATGTGCGCTGCACTGAACCGTCGTTATGGCTTTGGTCATGACAGACTCATGGAGCTGATTGACGAAATCAACCAGCTTTCAGAGGACTCAGAGAAAGATGAAATCTTTTGGACACATATGGACAGGCTCATGGAGTCAATCGGCATGGATTTCGACAAAGAGCGTGAAAAGGTGTAACAATGAGTAGCGGAGGGATGAATAACAATGGAGCCTAAGACACCAAACCAGATTAAAAGACTGCTGGAGGAGTATTACGACCTTCCGCAAAAAATTCAAGAAGAAGAAACTCTTTTACTGCTCTTGGAAGATGGTACCGACGACGTTTGTCCATCGTCCCCCAATTTGTCAGGAATGCCAAGTGGGAAAGGAACTACTGGAGACCCGACAGCAAATGCCGTAATAAAGTGTTTTGACGAAGCTGAAGCATGCAGAAAGCGCATTGCTGAATATAAGCAGCAGTTTAGTTGGTGCCGTGTTGCGTTGAATACTCTCGGACGTGCAGAGCGAAAGGTTCTTGAACTCAGGTATATGGGGCCGAAAGACTCGAAAGCAAGAGCCAAGTGGGTAAGAAATCCTACATGGGAGTGGGTGGCGGCAGAATCAAGTTACAGTACATCCGAAGTACGTTATATAGCAAGAAACTGCATTCAATATCTGTCTGATCTGTCAACGCAAGAGGTATTAAACTGGTGTGGCTGAAAACTTAGACACATTTAGGCAACTATCAGCGCAAGACGTCACCCGTTGTCAGTTTCATTATGTTACAATATAATTGCTGGAAATAGCGAGGACAGATTACAAGTGAAAGACTTTTACCCATTTTTTCACACTCCAAATTCCCGGAGTAAAACGCTCCGGGATATATATGGCTGCCGCTGGTGCATGAGCCGTTGGCAACCCATCTGCATCTCCTAAAAGAGCCTCCGGTGCCCGCACGCATTGGAGGTAAATATGCCGGGTAAGTCCGCATGAGGTCTGACCGGCCTGTATGTTTTTTCTCCTCTAGGGTATCTTCCGCTGTAACAGTACCGCCATGCGTGTTGCTGCTATCACCCGAAAATCAAGCGGAACTTATATGCACAGTTAGTTCAACGGGAGAATGCCCCAGCGGCACTGGTAGCTGAGGCTATGCAGATTCGAGTCCTGCACTGTGCGCCAAGGAGACAGTTGCTTTACTCTTTCTAACGACTTCACAAACGGTATGAAAAGAGCGTCTTAGCTGTGAATTTACAAGAAATCAATAGCTCCGGCGAAAAAAATGGCCGTCGGGAAACAGGTAGCAGCATAACCAACTCACCGATTACGGTGCTGCAAGTCCATTTTTGTATGAAGCATGACAACGCAATAGCGTGTGTCCGGCAGGTCATGACTGTAATGCTTCACCAAAATTATTATTTGAAAGGAAAATTTTATGAAACTGTATGTTGGTACGAAAATCATTCAGGCAGAACTGGCAACTCGCGGAGAATGCTACAAAGGTCCGGAAATGCTCAGTAGTGCTCAGGCAAAAGAACCCGGCTACAAGGTGATTTATCCTGACGGCTATGAATCATGGTCACCAAAAGAAGTCTTTGAAAAGGCATACCGTGAAAACAACAACCTTACTTTTGGGCTTGCACTGGAAGCTTTGAAAATGGGTAAGAAAATTGCCCGCAATGGTTGGAATGGCAAAGGCCAGTTTATTGAACTTGCAACCAGTGTCAGTTACATGAATCCTGATGGAGAAATGCAAAACGTAAACCATGAACAGATGGGCAATAAAGCTGTTGCGTTTGTAGGTACTAGCGGCGTACAGCTTGGGTGGCTTGCAAGTCAGGCCGATATGCTGTCAGAAGATTGGTATATCGTTGAATAATCGGTTTTAATACTTTGGAGCAGCCTTCAACCGGGCTGCTATTTATGTGAGTATGGTCTAATTGGTAAGGCTCCGGCTGTAATGGTTAGACAATGTGGGTTCGAATCCCACTATTTACTCCAGCCGAAAGGCACACAACTTAATAGCAGCGGGTGGTCAAGAGTTCTCTGCCTGCTGTAATATGTCGCAGAGAGCGTGTTAACTTGACGCGGCGCCGAAATGGCTTGAAATGTTCATGGGAAAAACGAATGAGCAGGATATGCCCCTGCCGTTTCCTCCATTTGAGCATTATTTTGGAGGTACATATAAATGAACGAACTAATTTCAATAAAATATGAGAATGACAAGCCAGCTATTTCAGCAAGGGAACTGCATAAGTTCCTTGAAGTCAAAACAGACTTTCCACATTGGTTTTCGAGAATGTGTGAATATGGATTTTCAGAAAATGTGGACTTTGCAAAATTGCCCGGACAAAAATGTCCGACCAATAATCCTAAAAATCCATGGACTGAAATCACAGACTATTCGCTCTCTATTGACATGGCAAAAGAACTCTGCATGATTCAGCGCACGGAACGTGGAAAGCAAGCACGGCAGTATTTCTTACAAATTGAGAAAAACTGGAACAGCCCTGAAAAAGTAATGGCGCGTGCTCTGCAGATTGCCAACGATACTATAAAGTCACTTAGCTTCGAGAACACGCAGCAGAAGCAGTTAATCGCGGAGTATGAGCCAAAGGCAAATTATGTTGACGAAATACTCAGCAGCAGGGATGCAGTGAACATCACTCAAATCTCCAAGGATTATGGCATGAGTGGAGAAAGCATGAACAAACTGCTCCATGATAAAGGCGTACAGTACAAATTGGGAGATCAGTGGCTTTTGTACAGCAAATATCAGCATGAGGGATATACAAAGAGCACCACAAAGCAGATAACCCACAGAGATGGAACTCCCGGAAGCGTGCTTCACACGAAATGGACGCAAAAAGGTCGGCTGTTTATCTATGAGCTTCTGAAAGCGTCTGGAATATATCCGCTCATTGAGCAAGACGACCAAAAGACAGCATAACGAAATAAGTTACTTAGCGCCTGCCACGAATACAGGTGGGCGTATATATGCGGATTAGAGCAGTGGTCAGCTTGCCAGCCCCATAAGCTGGAGGTCGTAGGTTCGAATCCTACATCCGTACCCAATCCCGAAAAGGGATAAAAACTGGTTCACCGGCATCCATAAGAGCCGGGAACCGCACAGGAAATTTATATTTGTCTTTATCGCATAGCACCGCCCGGAAACAATCGGGTGGTGCTATTTGCGTTATATGGAAAGGGTGAATAGGCAGTGCTTGACGAACAGAGGCAAAAACTTGCGGAAGATAATGAAAGGCTTATTTATTCTTTCCTGAACAAGATGAACCTGAAAGATTATTCAGAGTATTATGGAATGGCGGCTGTGGGATTATGCAGAGCGGCGGAAAGTTGGAACCCAGACAAAGCAGCATTTTCAACTTACGCATTTTTGTGTATGCGGTATGAAATATTCAGGCATTTCAGACACAAGCGCATATCTTGCGTCAGCCTTGACGCTCCAACAATCGAGGGAGAGAACATAACGCTTGCGGATACTGTACCAGATACTAAGGACAGAATCGGCCGCAGAGAAGATGTGCTGACCGCGATACATGCAATGGAAAACACCAAACTGAAAGACATAGAAAGAGAATCCCTTAACCTATGGCTTGAAGGCATCAAGCAAATAGAGATTGGCAAGCGGTTAGGCATTTCGCAACCGTCCGCAGGGAGATATATAAGGCGCGCAAAAGAAAAGCTGCAGAAAGAGGTAGGTGGTTGAAATGTCATATTGCCCGAAAGACGGAAAGTGCCAATACAATGACAGAATCAGATGCGATACAGACTTTTGCGTTTGGCCACGTTGCCCGTTTGTTACTGACCCTGTAAAAGATATGTCAGCGGTGGAGTATCGGAGGCATTTGAGTATTATCGTTGCTGATTTGTCTAAAAAGCCACGGAGAACAGTTACGGAGGAAATACAACTAACAAAAGCCCAAAAGGCTTTAAAAGATAGCCTACAGATGATTGGTAGGTCCCCGGGTGGTGATGCATAATGAAACTCACCGAGAAGCAAAAGAGATTTATTGATTTTTTTGTAGAAACTGGAAATAAAGCAGAAGCAGCACGCCGAGCCGGATACAAAGCGAAGACCGAAGCGGCAATGAGAGCAATCGGAGCGGAAAACTTTGCAAAGCTTAACACTTTAATTCAGGAGCGGCTTTCGGAGCTTGAAAGTGACCGGATAGCAAAGGCTGATGAGGTGCTTAAAACGCTTACCAGAGTCCTCAGACGTGAAGAGAAAGACACTGTAGTTGTGACTTGCAAAACCAAACGAGTTTACACGGATGAAAAAGGTAAACGCATTACCGAGGAAAAGGAAGAACCGGTGACAGTTGAAATACCGACTCAGGTAAAGGATGTTAACCGCGCGGCTGAACTCTTGGGTAAGCGGTACAGTTTGTATACCGATAAAGTGGACGTTTCGGCGGCAATTCCGGTGGTGATATCAGGTGAAGATGAACTCGAAGACTGAGGAGCAGCCTAAGATTAATTTGAAACTGCCTGAACTGGTAGGCAAAGGTTACGGAAGCTTTTGGAGATTCAAAGGGCGCTACCGTGTATGTAAGGGCAGCCGTGCATCCAAAAAGTCAAAGACAACAGCACTTAATGTCATTTGCCGTACAATGAAGTATAAGGAAGCGAACACCCTTGTAGTCCGTAAGGTGTTCCGCACGCTGAAAGATAGCTGCTATGCCGAACTCAAGTGGGCAATCCATAGATTGCAGGTTGATGCATTCTGGGACTGCAAAGAGTCACCTTTGGAAATGACCTATAAGCCAACGGGCCAGAAGATATACTTCCGTGGCCTTGACGACCCGCTGAAAGTAACATCAATTACTGTTGATGTGGGCTGTCTGTGCTTCCTTTGGCTAGAAGAAGCTTACGAGGTCATGGACGAAACTGATTTTAATATGCTGGATGAATCCATTCGTGGCGAAACGCCGCCCGGTCTGTTCAAACAACTGACGTTGACACTGAACCCTTGGAATGACCAGCATTGGATAAAGCGACGTTTCTTTGATGCCATTCCATCACCCGATGTTATGACCATGACAACAAACTACACCTGTAATGAGTGGCTGGATGATTCCGACCGTCGGATGTTTGAAGAAATGAAGAAAAACAATCCGCGGCGGTACGAAGTCGCAGGCTTGGGAAACTGGGGTGTAACAGAGGGCGTTATCTTTGACAACTGGCATATAGAAGATCTGTCCAAAATGATTCCGCACTTTGCCAACATCTACAATGGCCTTGACTTTGGCTTTGCAGCGGATCCAAATGCACTTGTACGTCTCGACTTCGAACACGCTCAGAAAAAAATCTATGTGTTTGATGAGATGTACAAGTGCGGGATGCACACAGACGAGTTGGCCGAAGAACTGCACGAGCGCATAGGCAGCGAATATGTCACTTGCGATAGTGCAAGCCCGCAGAACATAGACGACCTGTGTCGCCGCGGCATCCGCGCAATCGGAGCAGTAAAGGGCCCGAACAGCATCAACTTTGGTATCCAGTGGTTACAGGGATACGAAATCATTGTTGATGTGCACTGCCAGCACTTTGTAACAGAGATAAGTAATTACCGCTGGGACAAGGATAAGTACGGCAATACCATGAAGCGCCCAGTGGATAAGGACAACCACCTTATGGATGCAACGCGGTATGCTACTGAAATGCTCCAGAATGGATTTATGTAAAAGGGAGGGGAATACATGAGAGATGAATCAGAGTTGTATCCTGATTTTACTTCGGAAGCAGAAGCCATTGCAGGCAGCGGCTTTACACCGGAATTGCTTGATAAGATTGTGTCCAAGTTCGCAACATGCAAAGGCTGCATGGAAAAGCTGTACAAGCGGTATGAAGCTTTAAAGAACGTATTGCCAATCATGACGCGCGAGCCGCGGTTCAAAGAGGATGCGAATGCAATCAACAACAAACTCAACAATGACTTCTTTGGTGAGATTAACGACTTCAAAATAGGCTACTTTGCAGGTAAACCGATTGCTTACAGTTACAACCACAGTCAGGACAGTGAGGATGATACAGGTGGGAATGAAGCCATTGACATTACTAGCAAAGCACTGTCAGACTTCATCGCACTTAACAACATGCCAGATATTGACCAGGAAATCACCAAGTTTGCAACGGTCTGCGGATATGCAGGCCGTTTATTGTATACGGATACAGACGGCAGCGCTCGTGCAATGGTAGTACCACCGTATGAAGCTATCCTGTTGTCAACGATTGGGGACATTACACAGCCGGAAGCGGCAGTCAGGTATTACAAGCGCACAAGCCTTGAGGGTGAGGAATACTACATTGCAGAGTGTTATCAGGGAAACCAAATCACTACATACAAAGGTCAAGTTGGCTCATGGGAGCAGATTAACAGCGAAACAGATGTATATGATATGTGCCCACTCCAGGGCATCCCGAACAACGGAGAATTGCTAGGGGATGCCGAAAAGGTCACAGAGCTTATAGATGCTTATGACCGCGCATTTTCAGACCAGAGCAATGAGGTTGAATCATTCTCTAACGCTTATATGTGCTTCGAAAATGTAAATCTTACTGATGAAGAAATGGAAAAAGCACAGCGAACAGGCTCTATCCGGTACTATACTGGCACAGGGAACGGCAACATTCATTTTCTCACAAAGGATGCTTCAGGTGAACTTAGCAACAAACATCTTGACAGGTTGGAAGATAATATTTACCGCTTCGCAAAGACTCCAAACCTGAATGATGAGTCGTTCGGCACCGCTTCTGGCGTGGCTCTGAAATTCAGATTGACTGCACTCGAAACAAAGTGCGGCATCTTCCAGAACAAGGTGCAAAGCGCCGCAACATATATGTTCCGCTGCTTATCAAACGCTTTCTCAAAACGCGGAGTGACGCTTGACCCGCTGGAGGTTGATTTGAAGTTCAGCCGTAACTTCCCACTTGACCTTTTAAGCGAAGCACAGGCAGCAGTACAGGCAAAGGCGGCAGGCTTGCCTCCACGAGTTGCACTTAGCCTTGCATTTCCGGAGATTGACGACATAGATGAAGTCATGCAGGAGATTGAAGCGGAAAAGGATGATATTCCGCCGCTTGACGGTGGGACAGCAGATGATGGGCAGGTGGCAGAGGATGGCAACACCGACAACGGACAAATTGCAGCGGTTATTGACACAGGTACGCCGGATAGCGGAACACCGTGAAAAAGGTTCTGAAAAGGAAATCAGACGTACATATCAGGCACTGCTGAAAGACCTGCGCTTGTATCTTGGAACGCAATACGAAAGGCTTGCAGAGGACGATAAACTGGACTATGCAACCTTGCAGCAAAAGGGCGAGTTTTCTCGTTTTGTAGAGGAAGCGGAAAGACTGGTCGTGCATCATTCTGACCCGCTTGTTAATTCAATCTCACAAACAGTGCAGGATGTGTATAGCTTGTGCTGGCAGGGAATGCAAAATGCTGTAAAACAGTCAGCAACCAACGAAGAGTTACATACAGTTTTGCAGGGAATCCACGGCATTACGCCGGAAGTCGCAAAGCGTGCAGTGGAAAATCCTATCTCCGGTCTGACGCTTAACAGCCGCCTGCAAAAGCATCGGCAAGATGTGATTTACGGGATTAAGCAGCAGATAGGCGTTGGCTTGACGCAGGGCGACACTTATACTACCATGGCGCGGCGTGTGGCGGGGGAAGTGGACGGAAATTACAAAAAGGCTGTGCGCATTGTCCGTACGGAAACTCACCGAGTGCGGGAAGCCGGATTCCATGATGCGGCAAGCGACGTACACAAGGCGTCGCAGGCGTCTGGATATGGCATGACAAAGACATGGTGCACGATGAAAGATGAGCGTGTGAGGCCACAGTGCCGATTCAGACGTGGAAAGCATTGGATAACGACCATCCGTGGTCCATATGACCACATGAAAATGGATGGCGTATGCATCCCGGTTGACCAGCAGTTTGATTTGGGCGGTGGTGTGATGACTGACGCACCAGGGCAGAGCGGTGTGGCTGGGCAGGACATCAACTGCAGATGCTTTTTGGAATACAGTTTAAAGAAACTGGGAAATACGGAGGATGCGCAGGAAGAAACTATTGAAAATCCGATTAAAAATGGTATAATTAAGTCAGATAAAACCTTTCAGGATTACTCAAAAAGGTTCAAAACACCTGATTATTCAAAATACAAAGATTCTGGGTTGTCAAAAACTGTTGACAGCCTTTCTTCCCAAATTAAAAAGCATCAGGAAAAAGTTAAAAAACCAGCTGCTTTTGACGCTGACTGGGATTCGTATACTGAAGAGCACAAGGCAGGCTTGATTAAGCATTGGAAACATGAAATTAAGATATTCAATGAACAGATGAATGCGGCAGACGCAGAACTGCAAAGGAGGCAGTCATTAAAATGAACAATGAAAATGCAGCAGATGCTTTAAGTTGGATATTAAGCGATATTGCAGAACGAAAAAAAGAAGCTGATGGGGAAAAAAGCAAAAGTGACTTTGCTTCTGGCAGAGCAGAAGCCTATTATGAAGTTATGGACATAATTCAGTCCAGACTTGATATTTTGGGCGTAACGCCTGACAAAAAATAAGAATCATTGATGTGAGAAGTGACTATGAATGGACAATTTCCGCATCCTCTATAAAATCCTGCATATCCTTGAAAAGGCTATGGATGTGGAAGAATTTGATTCTTCCTCTATTTCAGCAGAAAGTTTAAAAATCAGTGAAGCACGTTGGTGCAGCCTGATGGAAATGCTTTCAGATGAGGGCTATGTGAAAGGCTTGCATGTTTCGCGTTCATTGGACGGACAGACTTTGGTGTCAGTATCCAACCCACGAATTACGCTGAAAGGCCTTGAATATTTGCAGGAAAACAGTTTAATGAAAAAAGCGGCAAACCTTGCAAAAGGTGTTGCCGAAATCATCCCATAAGCCGCCCAGCAAACGCTAGGGCGGTATTTTTATGCTTATTTTTAAGGAGTAACAGATGAAAATTGATATTCTAGACACGGAGTACGAGATATTCAAAGATATTAGTTTTGACAAGGACCCGCACTTAGAAGATAGGTTTGCCTACATTGATTACAACGAACGCAAGATTGTTATCGGCGACCTGAAAACACTCAAAGAATGGAAAGATAACACAGATAAAGCTATTGAGCGGCAGAATAAAGAATCGCTGCGTCATGAGATTGTTCATGGTTTCCTGAAAGAAAGCGGATTGAACGCAAGCAGTTTGCAGTATGATGCAGGGTGGGCAGGGAACGAAGAAATGGTTGATTGGTTCGCGATGCAGGCACCCAAAATCTACAAAACTTTTGAGGAAGCAGGGTGCTTATGATTGGGTTCGTAAAGCATCTGGTTCAAAAGCACAACTGCCAGCATTTCTGGAAAGAACAATGCCATTGGCTTTATTATGACATTTGGGGTAACAAAGTTCTGGCGGTGAAATCCAGATGTATAAAATGCGGCAAGAAAAAAGTTAAAAGGTATTGGGATGATTGGAGAAATGCAATATGAAATACAGAAAAAAGCCGGTTGTAATTGACGCATTTCAGTATGACGGGGATTTCAAAGATAAAAATGGGAAATGGTATATCCCTGACTGGGCAATTGATGCTTACAAAAATGGCACAATGTTTTTTAAAGACGTAGCCGAGTTGTACATAAAAACGTTGGAGGGAGACCACCATGCTTCGGCTGGTGATTACATTATCCATGGCGTAAATGGCGAGTTGTATCCTTGCAAGCCTGACATTTTCGCTAAAACATACGAACCAGCAGAATAATCAATAGTCCCGAGTATGACGTTAAAAGGCTTGCGAAACGTGCGGTGGTATCAGATTTTGGTACTGCCGCTTTTTTGCGCCCAAAATTGCACGAATACAAACCCAATGGTATTGACCATTCACTTAATTTTATGGAGGTTACAACCACATGCATAAGAAAAAATTGGACGAACTCCTTGCAAAAGGAACAATTACACAGACCGAGTACGATGCAATGCTGCCAAACATTACTGATGAACCGGAGCAGCAGCCCGAAGAACCGGCCGAGGAAGAATCAAATCCCGAAGAAAATCCTGCAGAAGAAGAGCCAAAGCCGGAACCGCACCTTGACGACGCAGAGATTCAGCGCCGTGCGAAATCTATTGCTGACAAATCGACCGCTACACTCACGAAAAAGTACAATGAAGCGCAGAAAGAACTTGAACGTGTCAAGCGTGAGCGCATGACAGATGAGCAGCGTAAGGCCGCTGACATGGAAGCCAAAGAAAATGAGCTTGCACAGCGTGAGCAGGAACTCAAAGACGAGAAGAACCGGATGTATGCTGTCAAGGCTATTAAGAAAGCTGGGATTGACGACGGCGGCGAAGAGACAATGGACATTGTTGACTTTGTAACCGGCGAAGATGAAGCGGCAATCGATGGCCATGTGAAAGCGTTTAAGACGCTGGTTGACAAACTGGTAGCAAAGGAAGTTGACAAGCGGTTTAAAGCTGCCGGCAGAAAGCCACTGCACAGCAACGGCGGCGTATCCGCAAAAGACAACCCGTACACAAAAGAAGGGTGGAACCTTACCAAGCAGATGGAGCTGGAAAGGACGGAACCCGAAAAGGCAAAGGCTCTCAGCGAAGCAGCTGAAGCCATGAAGAACTAGGAGGAATAATCAATGCCAATTACAACTCTCGCAGATATGCAGATTGTACCTGCAAAATTTACCGACTATACAATTCAGCGTACCACTGAAAAATCGGAACTGGTTAAGAATGGTCTGTGTGTCGGGAATGCACAGGTTGGTGCGCTTATCAACGGCACGCCACGCGGTGGCAATACCATCATTATGCCACATTTCAACAAGCTGACCGGTGACGACCAGGTATTTGGACGTAAGCCGCTGGAAGCAAACAAAATCACAACTGGGCAGGAAAAGGCGACCTTGCTTGTACGCGAAGTTATGTGGGGTGACACTGACCTTTCAACTGTATTCGGTGGTGCAGACCCAATGAGCGCAATTATCAATCAGTACGCCGATTGGAGGACAGGTAAAGAGCAGGGCATGCTTATCTCTACCTTGAAAGGTATCAGTGGCAAGGCAATCAAAGACCACGTCAATGATATTTCCAAGGCAACAGGAAAATCCGCAATTATCAGCGTTGATGCGACTCTGGACACTAAGCAACTGCTTGGAGATGCTGCTACAAGTTTGGGCGTCGTATTCATGCACTCCGCTACATACACATACCTGCAGAAACAGCAGCAGGTCATTAATGTGTTTGACCCGACTGATTCCACGAGGGTATCTTTCCAGACTTACCTCAACTTCCGCATTGTTGTTGATGATGGCTTGCCGGTTGCAGATGGTGTGTATGATACGTACTTCATGGGTACCGGCGTATTTGCACGTCAGGACGGCGTACCGCAGGGCCTTGTAACAACCGAGAATGACCGTGATAAGAAAGCGTCTGAAAACTATCTCATTCAGCGGTTTGCAATGGTTCTGCACCCGATGGGCTGCAGTTTCTTGAAAGACCAGGATTTCAAGAATTCTGCCGACAAATACGCTGACAATGCAGACCTTGAAGATCCGGAGAACTGGGCGCTGGCGACTGACCACAAGAACGTCCACATTGCTGTTATGCGCCACAAGATTGCATAAGGAGTGATTGATAATGACAGCAGGAGAATATAAAGCCCAGCGCATTATTAGTGACCTTGGCGCAGAGGGCCTTAAAGCGTTGAAAGCCGCACTGGATAGTTCATCCCTTGCAGATGATGCAACGCTGAAAAGCATTGCAATCAGCAAAGGTACTCTTGCACCAGCTTTTTCGGCATCCACAGCGGCTTATACTGCAGATGTGGATAACACAACCGCAAGTGTTACTGTAACGCCTACGGCTAATGAAAGCCACGCTACCGTCAAAGTCAACGGCACAGATGTAACGAGTGGCAGCGCTTCCAACGCCGTTACGCTGACGGCTGGTGACAACACAATTACGATTGCTGTAACTGCACAGAATGGAGATACAAAAACGTATACCATTACTGTGACAAAGGCAGCAACTTAACAGGAGGTTTTGAATCATGGCGTATACACCTACAAGTTGGGCAAACGGCGACGTTATCACAGCGGACCGGCTTAACAAACTGGAGCAGGGCATTCAGAATGAGCAGACCGGCACACCGGGAATCAACGGCAAGTCGGCCTATGAAATTGCATTCGCAAACGGTTTTACTGGCACGGAGTCAGAGTGGATTACAAGTTTAAAGGGAGAAAAAGGTGATGCCGGTGCAGCAGGAAAAGACGCAGTCATTTCTCCCGGCGCTGCTGTAGCCGACGTGGCAGATGGGGCAGGCACAGCAGCGCTGTGCACAAGTCTGAACAGCCTGTTGGCAAGCCTGCGTGCTGCGGGGTTGCTGGCAAAGGCATGACTGCGGTAGATTGGGCTGCTGCTGGTGTACCGTTGCCAGATGAACAGCCAGAAACTTTGTTGATGGCAGATGCGGCACTGGAATGGATTGCAGACCATACCATTTTGGACGTTTCAGAACCTTTGCCGCCCGGTGCAAAGGTGTTTATCCTCAAATATCTGGAAGTTATGCAGATGGGTGTCGGCGTAACAGCTGAAACTATCGGAGGCGGAGCCGGCACCAATTTATCTCAAAGCTTTGATACATCATCAAAAGGCAATCTGCTGATGCAATATGCTCAAGAACTTATGGGAGCGTATATGAAATCAGACGTGCATTTTGTGCCAACGAAAGGCAGGTGGCAGTGATGCCCTGCGAATGGAAAACGGTGAAGAATGACTTTCCAAAGATGCAGACGGCAGTAAAACAACTGCACGGTCGTTCGGTTGAGGTCGGAAGCACCGACAAAAACGCTTGGCTTGCCGGCATTCACGAATATGGCTGCCACATCAAGGTAACACCAAAGATGCGTGCATGGTTTGCTCGCAACGGTTACCCGCTGAAAAAAGCGACTACTGAAATCGTGATACCAGAACGTTCCTTCCTGCGGGCGGGATTTGATGAGAATGCCGAAGGCGTAGTTGAGATGTATGAAGATGCGCTGGGAGATGCGCTAGGCGGCACAATGCCTGTCAATTTGTTTTTGCAAGGGATTGGGGTGGAACTTGCGACCAAGATTAAAACCTATGCTCGTAACCTTTCCAATCCTCCAGACAGTCGTATGACAATTGAGCGCAAGGGCAGCAGTAATCCACTTTTCAAAACTGGTGGCATGATTGAATCTATCAACTATGAGGTGAAATGATGGCTCAACTTTTTAATTTCACCCGATTGATTCAAAAGTATTCAACTGCCTTTACCTTTCACGGTGTTGCTTCTGGTGGCAGCTATAAGGGCGGTGAATGGGTGCCTAATTCTGCGCCCTTACCAGTGCAGATGCAGGGCGCTATCGTACCTCTCACTGCGCAGAAAGTCTATCAGCTTGGCGGCAGCTACACAACGCAGGACAGGCAACTGTATATGTGCAGCCCTGTGCCTGATGTGCTGAAAGGTGCCACAGTTGAGTATCAGGGGCATACCTACAATGTGGAGCAGGACGCTGATTGGAGCGCGTATGCAGACGTGTATGTTTATCTTTTAAGGCGGGTGAGCAATTTTGAAAACACTGAGGGAAGTTGAAACAGCGATTGCGGATGGATTGCAGGCATACCTTAAATGCCCGGTTATCCGGTCAAATCAGACAGCACCGGTGCCGCCGTATCCGTATGTGTCATATACCATTACTTCACCTGTATTAACGGACGGAAGTACATGGGCAACGGACAAGCAGACCGGCCGGCAGTTCATCGACTTGCCGCAGGTATGGAGCATTACCGTGCAGTCGTCCAATGACACGCAAGCGTTACTACTGGCGATGAAAGCATTTAGATGGCTCGACACGGAAGCTGGACATTCCTACCTAAAAGAGAATGAGATTGCTGTGCAGAGTGTTGGGAGCATTGGAAACCGGGACAATCTGCTGTCCATTGAGTACGAATATCGAAAAGGCTTTGACGTTACATTCCTACTTCGCCATTACACGGAGCAGAGTGTGACGGAAATCAACGGAACAATCGACAACATATAAAGGAGGCCATAAAATGGCAGGAACAACAGTAGGCACAGCTAAGGTAGGGGAAGCTGCCGTCGGTGCCGTAAGTACTGGTAATGCTGTTTCCAGCGACGTTAGTGTGCATCTGACATTGACGAAAGCAGTTGGCAAGTCCGGCTTTGGAATCCCGCTGATTCTGGCGGGTAAACAGGCGGCAGAAGTACCATACACGGAATGTGTGGATATGGATGAGGTGCGCAAAGCGTGCGGTGCAGACAGTATTATTACCACAGTGGCGAAGTTAATGTTTGCCCAAAGTACAGAACGCTTTAAAATTGCAGTACGAGCGGTTACGGGCAAGAGCGCTGACGAGGTACCGAAACTGCTAGGTAAAGACTGGCGGCAACTGGTTGTGCCAACAGAGGGTACAGACGGTGAAAGCACGATAGCCGAACTTTCGGATGTGGCTGAATCCACAGACCGCGAGTATTTTGCGACTGTCAGGGACTTGTCTACGGCGCCAAGCAAGACTATTGCTGGAACAGTGGACGGAAAGGCAGCACAGATAGCGCGTGACCGCACAATCTGCTTCAGCTATCCGACTGCGGGTGTTTATGCGGCGGCGGCTCTGGTCGGCGCGATTGCACAGAAGCAACCGGGCACATATACCTGCAAAAATCTGATTCTGAAAGATCTCGTACCGCTGGAACTGGATGATACGCAGGTACAGGCCGTCCATGATGCCGGGTGCCTTACCTTTGTAACAAAGGCCGGCGACAATGTTACTACCGAGGGTAAGGCTATCGGTGGCGAATACATTGACATCATTGATGGTAAAGACTACATCATTTACCGTATTCAGCATGACAGCCAGAAAATCCTCAACCAGTCAAGCAAGGTGCCGTTTAACGATAACGGCATTGCACAGCTGGAGGCGGCCTGCGTTGGAGTAATGAAAGATTGCTATGGCGATGGCAACCTGATTATTGCGACAGGTGAGGATGGTAAGCCTGCCTATAAGGTGCAGTATGGCAAGCTTTCTGACACTAGCGCCTCCGATCGTGCGAGCCGGCACTATTCACTCGGCCGGTTCAGCTTCAGTCTGCTGGGGGCTATTCACAGTGCCGAAATCAACGGCAACATCATTATCTAAAAAGGAGGGATAATCGTGTATACAGTTTACGACCCGAAAGATACAACGGTCACGGTTGGCGGTACCCTGATTACTGGATTCGGCAGCGACATGGTTTCTGGATCTAAGAACGAAGATGCAATTTCACCGGAAGTTGGTGCGCAAGGCGACGTTGTGGCAAACATCTCCCACAATGACCTCGGAAAAGTGACTATTTCCGTCAATGTCGGGTGTCCACAATATTCCTACCTGATTGGATTGGCAGCATCTCATGAAATCGTGCCAGTTTGGGCGGTTAACAAGAGTATTGGTGAACGATTTGGAGGCCAGCAGGGCATGATTACAAAGTTCCCGGATACCAAAAACGCAGAGAAAGCGGATTCCCGTAGCTTTGAGTTTACAATCTTTGACTATGTGGTTGAATCCACAGAGTGATTGCTCTTCTGTCTGATAACAGTACTTAATTAAAATGAAGCACCCTGCAAAAGCCGGGTGCTTTTTGTATGCCGCAAAATGCGCATGAACATGGAGCGGCCAATAAAAAATAATTTTTGGAGGTCATTACAATGGCAGTAAAACCGTATCAGGTAACAAAGGAAATCAACGGAAAGACTTATACCGCACAGTTTAACGGCATCGGCGCAGCTCTGAAAGCCCGTGACGCATGGCGTGAACCCGGTACAGACATTGCAAGTAATGAGAAAATGGCTGACTACCTGTTTAAGAACGTAATTATTGACCCGGCTAACCTTACCCCGGACGATTTCGAAACTTGGGCAGGCCTGAATGAAGTGCTTGCATGGGGGATTCAGGTGATGAATGGCGAGTTTCGACCCGACACTGCCGCCGCAAAGGTTGAAAGCAAGGGCTAAGGAACACTGGACGTTTTGGCGGCTGATATTTGACGGAGGGATTGATTACAACACCGTTTGGAACCAAATGACGCCAGCGGAAGTGGACGAAGCGAATGCGGCTCTTGACTATATGTGTGAGTTGCAAAACAGGGAAAGGGAGGGCTAAAGCGTGGGAAAGAACGTTGTCCGCGAAGACGTTGTAAAAATCAGCTATGAAGTTGATGATAAGGGACTTGACTCTCTTTCCAAAAAATTAGACAAGCTCGGTAGCGGGGCAGCAGAATCCGTTTCAAAGGCTGACTCTCAGTTAAGCAAACTGGGAAAAGAAGCACAGAGCGTGTCGCAACAAGTTGATGGAGCGGGTAAAAAGGCAAAAGAAAGTCTTGGAGGAGTGGCACCTGCTGCCCAAAAAGCCGCAGAAGGCCTCAGCAGTGCTGCACCTGCCGCCCAAAAAGTTAAAGACGGATTGAATGGCATTGCGCCTGCATCTCAAAAAGCTGCTGGAGGGGTCAAATCACTTACCAGCGATGTTCAAACACTATCGTCTAAGTGTGAAAGCGTCAGTAAACATTTACAATCATTTTCCAAAGGCGTAAATGGACTTGGAACTAAAATGACGTTGGGTGTAACAACCACAATCCTTGGTGCAACTGCCGCCGCTATAAATGTTGGCAATGATTTTGAAGCGGAAATGAGCCGTGTCAAAGCAATATCAGGGGCAACAGGGAATCAGTTTCAAAAACTTTCTCAACAGGCAATGGATTTAGGCGCTAAGACCGCATTCAGTTCTAGTGAAGCCGCCAACGGCATGGAAAATCTTGCTTCTGCTGGCTTTAGTACATCTGAAATCATGGAAGCAATGCCTGGCATGCTGGACTTGGCGGCTTCGAGCGGCGAAGACTTGGCGAACAGTGCAGATATCGCCGCGTCAACTTTGCGCGGCTTTGGTCTTGCCGCCAATCAAGCAGGTCACGTTGCGGACGTACTGGCGAAGAATGCAGCTGATACAAACGCAGCTGTAGCTGACACCGGACTCGCAATGAAATATATCGCTCCTGTTGCCCAAAGTGCAGGGTGGTCGCTGGAAAGCGTTACGGCCGCCATCGGTTTGATGTCAAATGCGGGTATAAAAGGTGAGCAGGCAGGTACAACACTGCGTGGTGCGTTGACAAATTTAATGAATCCGTCTGACGTTGCGGCAAAATCCATGAAATCTGTCGGTTTTTCCGCATATGACGCACAAGGCAAAATGAAACCTTTGTCGCAGATTGTTGGGGAACTGAGCAGTAAGACCGCCAACCTATCGAATAAACAGCGTGACCAGGTAATTGCCACCATTATGGGCACGGAATCTCTTTCTGGTATGCAAGTACTGCTCAAAGATGGCAAGGGCAATTTGGACCAGATGACAGAGTCTTTGAAAAACTCGAACGGTGCTGCAGATGAGATGGCACGAACCATGCAAGACAATACAAAGAGCAGCATTGAACAAATGACAGGCTCTTTGGAAACTGCGGGAATTACTGTTCAGAAAGCGTTAGCACCCTCAATTAGAGATGCCGCTGACAAAGTTACCGAACTAGCAAATGCTTTCGGAGAATTGGACTCTGAATCTCAAAAGAACATCCTGAAAACAGTGGGAGTTGTTGCGGCTATAGGCCCTGTACTCAAAGCCATTTCCACACCAATCAGCGGAATCAGCAAGATTGTTGGTGCAATCGGTAAAAGTGCTGCGAAAAAGAGCGCAGCAAAGGCTATAGCTGATACTGCGGCCGCTGCCGCACCTGCAGCGAAAAAAGTAGGCTTGCTGTCAAAAGCCGGTTCTGCTCTGTCAGGCGTATTTGCAGCAATTCCCCTGCCGGCAAAAATTGCACTTGGTGTTGGGACCGCTGCTGCGGTTGGCATTGGTCTTGCCATCAAGCATGCACATGACGAAGCTGTAAAAGCAGACCTTGCAAAGCGTTTCGGTGATGTCACACTGTCTGCGAAAGAGTGTGAAGATGCTGCGAAGCAGCTCGCATCCACTCCATGGACAGTAAAACTCAATGGTGTAAGTGAAGCCAAGAGCCAAATTGACGGATTCAAGGACAGCGTCAAGACGGCCATGGAAGAAATGCGCAAGACCGAGTGGAAAGTCAACATGGGCTTGAAACTCTCTGACGACGACAAGACCAGTTTCCAACAGTCAGCGGATAATTTGGCAGAAAACTCGCTCAAATACCTGGAGCAGAAGCATTATACCGCCAATCTGGCGATTGATGCAATCATGATGCCAGGTACTGCAGACTATTCCAAGCTTACAACTCTAACAGATGGGTTCTATTCTTCACAGCAAACTCAGATTCAGAAGATGGGAGATAACCTGAAAACTGCGGTTTCTGACGCCCTCAAAGATGGTGTGGTAAGTGTTGACGAAAGCGGCGGTATTCAGGCGCTACAAACCAGTATTCAAGGCATGGTTGATAAGGCTTCAAACGACGAATACACCGCAAAGTTGAAAGCATTAACTGTAACTGCCGGCGCTGGCGGGCTGACAGCTGATAGTTTTAAGGCTCTGACAGAACAAATTGGAAAACAAACTACTGATGCATTAAGTAAAGCAGACGATTCTCTGAAAGTGGTTATTTCCGAACTGGATATGCAGCTTGCAGATGGCGCTATAACAAAAAGCGACTATGACAATCTTGTGAAATCAGCGCAAAGCAGTCTGAACCAACGCAAAGCCGACCTGCAAATGAAGAACTATGATATTACTTTGGAACCACTGAAAAGCAAATATAAGGACGAGTTGAGTTCTGCCAATAACGCATTGGACTCTGGACTTTCTACTGACTTTTTAGGTGGAATTATCCCAGGAAGCAGTATTGTGAAATCTGCTTACAGCGGCATTAGTTCCGAGGCACGAGATGGCTTGAAGAAAATGGTCGAATCGGCAAAACCTCAAACTGATGAGATGGAAAAGACAAAACAAGCATGGATTGATGAAGGCAGAGTTCCTCCAACCGCTTTCATGCAGAGTATGCAAAAAACTTATGAATTGCAAGCAGCTTCTGGCGATATAACGCATCAATTTGACTTGTTGGCTGGAAAAATAAACAGTTCAAGTGCTACTCGAAAAGTATATGAATCAATGGCAAAAGCCGGAGAAGAAATTCCAAAAGAGTTGTCCGATGCACTGAAAAACGAATATGGTCTTGTTTATGAAGCAGGGAAAGGGCTTATCCAAAAAGTAAAGCCGGAACCTACACAGCTTGACTCAGTAAAAAAGATGCTTAAAGAAACCGGTTTTGAGATTCCTGACACGTTGGCAAAATCAATCAACGAGAAGGGAACAGACGTTGCGTATCAGGTAAAAGATTTACTTGGCACGCTCCAAGAAGGATACAGCCTTGATTCCAATCAGATTGTTTCCTTGTACACTGATCTCGGTATGTCAATTCCTAAAGCTTTGGCTGATGGAATTGCAAAGAAAGACCCTGCTACGCAGAAAGCCCTTGTACAGATGCTTACAAGCCTTGAATCTGGTGGAAAATTGAGTCAGTCACAGATTGAAACATTTTTTGACGGGTTTGGCAAGAACCTTCCTGATGCCATTTCAGAGCAGGTCTCTAAAGCAAAACCTGATGTGCAGAAATCATTGATAACATCAATGGAAAGTCTGTATAGTGGAACTGCCCTGACAAAGTCGCAGGTTCAAAAGATGCTTCCAGAACTCAGTTTGTCCGGATTTACTGGTTTATCACAAGCAATTTCAAAGGTTAGTTCAGGTTCGCAGATGGAAGTGACAAAGCAACTTGTTTCCATGGCAAATGGTGCTAAATTAGGCGAAAAAGATATTCAATCTGTATTTACCAACTTGAATGCTAATGTCCCTAAAAATATAGCTTCTTTGGTTGCAAACATGAGCAGTTCGGCCGATAAGATAAGCGCAGTGAACTTATTTGGCAAACTTTACACCAATGCGCAACTTGGAGCCGATGAACTGCGAAGCGCGATGAAATATGATGGAATTACAATTCCAGATGGTCTTGTTTCCGGGCTTGCAACTAAAACTCCGGCAGTCCAGCAAGCTGCTATCAGTCTATTCCAGTCGGTGCAGAGTGGGGCACAAGCGTCTGCTTCTCAAATTAAGTCGTTAACATCCTCGGTTGGACTAAGTTTCTCAGATGGCTTTGTTTCAAGTTTGGCGCAGCAAAAGCCGAATGTGCAGAATCAGGCGATGCAGCTAATTTCTACTGTGGGAAGTGCTGCTGATTCACAACGTCCAGCGCTGATAGCCACCTTGGCAAAAGTGGGTGGTGAACCTGTGCAAAAGATGCTTGCTTCAATGAACATGAAGCTGAGCAGTGATGGAACGCTGGTTTCTACTGCGGGAGGCAAAGCAAATCAGGTAATTAAGACTATGGACGCAAAGACTGCAAGTGCTATTCTGCAGTCACCAAAACTTGCGGATATTCTTAATGCAGCCGAAAAAGCGGCGAAAGCCAATTCGGATATGCAAAGTTATCTCAGTGCAAATCCATTACATCAAACTGTAAGTGTTGAATACAAGCCTACTTCTACTGAAGTGATTGACGGTAACAAATATTCGGTTACGCAGGAAGAAAACGGTCATACCATAGTAAAATATCGGGGGCCAAAAGCTGCCGGAGGAATAGTACAGACGAATGGATTTTATCAGGTAGCTGAAGAGAACAAGCGTGAAATGATTATCCCATTGCAGACTCATCGTGAACGTGCAATCGGACTTTGGGAGCAGACTGGTCAGGCTCTTGGAGTTGACAGGAGCAGTGGAAGCAAAACGTCCTATGCTGCTCCGCATACCTCCTACACTCCTAAATATTCAACATCCAACAATCGCAACTATGACGACCACAGTACCTATGCACCGCAGTTTATCGCTTCTTTCGGTGGAAATACGCCGAGTAACAGAGATTTGGAGAGGGCGGTTAAAAAATGGATTGCAGAATCTATGCAAGATGCTATGAACAGTCGCAACCGGCGCAATCCGGCGGATATTGCTGTGTGAGGTGATGAATTATGGCAACCCTAGGCGGACTTGAAATTTGGATAGCGGACGATGGAGAACAGGCTGAACGTGCAGCGGATGTTACAAGTCACCCAGTAGAGAGCGGCGCAAACATTACAGACAACGTGCGACGTAACGCTACGGTGCTTAATCTGACTGGGGAAATCGTGGGAACAGATGCTACAGCAAAAATGCAGCGTATTGATGCATGGAAAAATGCAGGCACAATCGTTGCATATCATGGCATCTACAACTACAACCGGATGTTGATAACAAAATTTGATACGACTGGCACAAATAAGATTGTAGGTGGGTACAAATTCGATATGACTTTGCAGGAGGTACGCCTTGCGAAGAGTGCGTATGTGCCAAACAAAGCCACATCATCCCGCAAAAATACTGGGACACAGCAGAAAGTAAGCAACAGTTCCAGCAAAAAAGTGTATTATACCACGAAAAACGGTGATACGTTGTGGGGGCTGTTGCAACGCTCCGGCGCGCCGTATAAGCAGTACGGATTTACTCCAAATGATGTTATGAAGAATAATCCACAGGCTTTTGGCCGGAAAATGGACCCTCGCACTATGAAAAACGGCGTAAAAATTTGGATTGGAAACAGGAAGTGACAGTATGCGTGACCGTATAGAGATTGACAAGGACATGATTCCATATCAGTTCGACATTACGCTGGCAGAGCAGCCATTTACAATCTCGGTCGATTACAATTCTGTCGCAGACCTGTTCACTGTCAGCCTTTATGACAGTACCGGCACTCTATTGTGTGCTGGTGAACCATTGATTTATGGGCAGCCGTTGTTTCAAGATGTGTACCGCTCCGGCAAATTCCCAGCGTTGGACTTAGTGCCACTGGATGAGTCCGGCCACGATAACGCAGTTACATGGGATAACTTCGGTAAGACCGTATTTCTGACGATTGATGATGAGGGGGACTGATAGGATGGACAGTCAAATTATCAAAAGCACGCATAAAGTCCCGGCAGATAAGCAAAGCAAAATTATTCAGTCGCTTGGACAACTCAGTCAAAAGATTGCTACTACCCCGGTTACCATTCCACCGGGGCTTTTTCATGCCAGTGCGTGGATTATGTGTGGCGCGGCGAAGGTGGAATACCCTGATTTGGACATTGAATTTGAGGTACCATTTGACGACAACACAACGGCCAACGAAGCCACGTTTACCATGTACAATCTCAGTACCACTACCCGCAATCAGTTTGTGTTGAATCGGGACATTTCCCTTACGGCCGGATACGGTACCGACCGGGGCATTATCTTTGCTGGCATTATTTCTAGTGTCCGCACAACGCATGACGGTGTGGACGTAAAAACCGTTGTTACCGCGGTGGATAACCCGAAACTGAAAGAACATGATGTCAAAAACATCTCCTTCGCAAAAGGGAGTAAGGCGTCTTATATTTTAAAGTCGCTGCTGCAAAAGACCGGCCTACCAATCGCAGCCTTTAAAGTTCGCCGTGACCACACGTATAAAGATGCGGTGACGGTGGACGGCGGCCTGATGTCCAGTATCGACCAGTACGCAAAGGTTTGCGGTGTGTCCACTTACATTCAGCGCGGGAAAATTTATGCAATCGATGTGCGGACTGCCGGCTCCGGCCTGCGCTTTGATATGGACATAGATCACGGTCTAATTGGCACGCCGGAATATTTTGAGGATGAAATCAGCGAAACTGCTGACGACCAGACCATTAAGGAGACCCGCAAAGGTTGGAAAATCACAAGTCTGCTGGAACATCGTTGCATGACCGGTGCGCTTGTAAACCTCAAGAGTAAAGACGTGACCGGTACATTCCATGTACTGGAGGGTAGACATGCTTTTAATGGCACAGATTTTACAACAGAAATGACGGTGATTTGATGCAAAGCATGGGTATAGGAGACAGACAGTTAGAACAGGTGCTGCTCCAGCTTCACACAGCATTTTTAGGGCGAGTGGTGTCGTTTAACGAGTCCGCTGGAACGGCGTCCGTGCAACCGTTGACGCTCACGCAACCGGTCGGCGGCAACGCAGTAAAGCAGCCACTGCTGAAAGACATTCCCGTGCTGGCAAATGCACGGTACCGGTTGAAATATATGAATCCACCATACTGCAAAGCACAGTGCAGCGAGGGCAGCGTTACCGGAAATCTGACTGCTGAAAAGCACATTACGATGGAACCGTTGGCAACAGGCAACATTGTGCTATGTGTTACCTGCGAGCGCGATATCACCGCGGCACGGCGTGGGCGGTCAGAAGTGCCTGCACTCGGTCACCATCAGCAGAAAGATTCAATCGTTGTGGGGGTGCTCGCATGAAAGGATTTGCCTTGGATGAAAACGGTGATGTAAAAATCGAGCACGGCAGGATTCGGATGATTGACGGAAACGAGCTGCTGCGGCAGACCTGCCAAACTGTGATTGGTACAAACCGCGGCGAATGGCCATTTAATTTGGAAGAGGGCATCGACTTCGCGCTTCTGCGCGGGAAACAGATTGACTATCAGGCGATTCAGGGCGAATTGCTTTCCGGTCTGCAGCAGGTGGACGAAAGCTTTCTGATTGATTCTTTCGAGCATGAGATTACCGCCGACCGCAAATTGCATATCCGATTTTCAGCAACCTGCAGTAGTGGAACGGTCACAGGAGAAAATCAGTATTAAAAAATCCTCTCCAAAACGGAGAGGATTCCATCATTCGTAATGTGTCCACATGCGCAGGATATGAACAGTTTTTTGCTCTTCGAGCACATCATAAACAAGCCTGTGCTGGATGTTGATTCTTCTGGAGTAAATTCCTTTTAGATTTCCTACCAGTTTTTCATAGGGCGGCGGGTTTTGGTAAGGGTTTTGCTCCAGAATGTCCACTAATGCTTTCGCCTTTGGAAGCAGATGCGCGGATTTTAGTTTTTCAAAATCTTTGACAGCCTGCTTTGTCAAAATGATGTTATACATCCCAATTCAAATCCTTTGCGTTTGTGCCCGCTTGGAGCGGTTCCTTCTGTCCAGCGAGGATACTGTCTGTCATGCCGGGAATGTTGGACAAATACAACGTTTCCGCAATAGCGTTCCAATCTTCTTCTGAAAGCAAAATTGCGTTGGAAGTTTTGCCTGTGATTTTCACAGGCTCATGGGTTTCCTGTGTGCGGCTGATTAGGTTATACAAATCTTTCCGTGCATTTGTGACGTTGATGTTTTCCATAACTGTTCCCTCCTTTATAAAGCCATTATAGCGTACGCTTTTGCGTATGTCAAGGAAAAGTTCGTAATTCCGTACGTCCGTACGTCATAGTGTATGTAATCCTACGTTAAATAGTCAATTTTTAGAAAGTGGTGATGCCATGACGGTACTTACAGAAAAAGGTTTTCAGCGTCCACTTTACGCTGAACTTGTGGCGCAGGCAGAAGCCAGAGCAAAGGTGCTATTTGGTGATGATATCGAAACAGACGAAAAAACGCCACTCGGCAAGTTTATCCGGTTGGGCGCGCAGGACATTGCAGAAGCCTATGAAGAATTGGAAAGTGTGTACAACAGTATCTTTCCCAATACCGCCCGCGGTGCTAGCCTTGACCGTGTGACGGTAACGGCCGGCGTATTCCGAAACCCCGCCATTCCGGCAGAACAGCAAGTAGAATTTACCGGCACACCCGGTTATTCAATTCCGGCCGGCTTCCTCGTTTCCGGCAACAGTGTGGAATTCCACACAGAACAGATTGTGACGCTTGGGGAAGATGGAAAAGCTGCTGCAACTGTGTACGCGACAGAAGCAGGGGAAACCGGGAATGTGCCGGTTGGCGCTATCACTGAAATTGTGAACCCGGATGCAGAAGTCGACAGCGTGAAGCATACAGCACTTTTGCTGGCCGGACAAGATGAAGAAGTGGATCCTGCATTACGCAGCCGCTATCATGCCGCAGTACTCGGTTCCGGCAGTACAACGGCAGATGCAATCCGTGCAGCAGTACTGCGGGTAACCAGTGTGCGAAGCTGTACAGTGATTGAAAATTCCAGTAACGTTACAGATTCCGGTGGCCGTCCGGGCGGCAGCTTTGAGTGTATTGTTTTTGCCCCTGATTCCCTGAATGATGCAGTCGCACAGGCAATTTTCAATTCCAAGCCGGTTGGCATCAAAGCTTTTGGTACAACCGAAGTGCAAATAAAGGATAGCAGTGGATACAAGCAGTCAATCTGCTTCACTCATGTTTCCAATAAACTGATTTACGCAAAGGTATCTGTCCTTACAGACGAAGAATTTCCGGCAGACGGTGAAACACAAATTAAAACGGCATTGTCCAAAACCGTTGGAACTCTCGGAAATGGTGATGATGTCATTTTGACGCGTTTATACAGCCCATTGATGGCTATTTCAGGTGTGAAGGACGTTACGCTACTGCAGCTTTCGGCAGATGGAAAGGCCTATACAGCGACTAATATATCATGTACGCCTATGCAGGTAGCTGTTTTGCCAACTGATAATGTTACCGTGGAGGTGAGCGCTTATGCCGACCAGTGACTTAATTCGCAGTTTACCGGATGCCTACAGCAAGGGCACCAACAGCAATAACTATAAGTTACTGGCACTGCATGGTGAAGCAGTGGACTCGTTTAGGCAGGACATTAAAAATGTTATGTCTTCACAAGACCTTCAAACTGCCACCGGCTATTCTCTCGATTTATATGGTGCAGAGGTAGAACAGCCCCGCGGCAAAGCAAACGATGCACTTTATCGGGTATTGATTCAGCAGAAGATGGCGCGTGATCGCGGTATTGGTACATGGGACAGCGTATCAAGTGGCATCCGAAACGTTTTGAACTGCTCTGATTCTGATTTTTGCATCCATGATAGCACTATTAACCGCAAGGTTGTGTTCAGAGTTGTAAACAGTCAGGTACTTGAAAAATCGCCATTAACGGAAGAACAGGTAAAAAAAGTAATCAATCAGTTGCTTCCAGCAACAGTAAAATTTGTTGTTGTCGTACCTTACCCAGGAAGTAGCACTTTTGAAATTCATTTTGTTCCGGTACGACTTTCCATACACAGCCGCATGAACATTTGGATGATTGATTCTGTCCGCTTGAATGGAGTAAAAAGGCTTGACGGGACATGGACGCTGAATCAGGAAGTACGCAATCATTTTATTTTATCTTTATTAAGAATCTCCAGCAGAAAAAGATACAGCCCGACTTTTGTAACCAATGCCCAATATAAGTCGTATGGTTCTGTTCAAGTTATTTCGATTCCAAACGGAGTAGAGATTTTTAGCCATCAAGAGGTTAAAAAGTTTAGTTGCCCAGTTCGATTCACTAGCAGGACCGGGCAGCCTTTCAAGGCAGTTGCGACGGAAAAAGCCCTTTTTTTGTCGCATGAAAATTGGAATAAATCGTCAAAAACAACACCTGAAATTCGCACCTGTACAAAAACGAACCTTACAATGGCGTGTACAAAATTCGCAGCTCATAGTAAGCAACCAGTTACTATTGAAGAAAAGACAATCAAAAAAACGACAAATCCTGTCTGGACATTAAACGGCGCGTATCTTATGAATGGTACGCGCCGTTTTAATGCTGGGCAGGTTGTTGAGGAGGTTTTATAAATGGCAAGTCAAAACAATGTACTTACGACTGCTTTGCGAGTGCGCATGGCACAGTTGCTGGCAGGTAAAATTTCCACTATACCGAAGGTAAAATACATGGCTTTCGGGTCCGGTGGATTGGGAACAGACGGAAATCCAAAGCAACCGAGCGGCACTGCTACTGCACTTGAAGTTGAGGAAAAGAGATATGAAGTTGGTGAACCAATTTTCCCGGTTGACACTACGGCACGTTTTTCCGCTACCATTCCAGAGGCTGACCTTGCAGGCAAAAAGCTGAGTGAGGTTGGCCTTTTTTCGGAAGATAATGTGTTGTACGCGATTCGCAACATGTCACCGAAGCAGAAAGACAGTGATGAGGAACTGGAATTCACACATGACCTTGAATTTTGACGGAGGTGTGATTGATGGCAAACAGACCGAATTATACGTTGGATGAAAACCCAACGTATACCGAAGAAATCCCAGCACTGCAAAATGACGACCCTGCCAGCGCCAGTGATACTTTTAACCCGCTGATTACAAAGATTCTAAACAATCAGAAGGCAAACCATCAATTGGCACAGAAGGCTAATGACAATGCCGGCGAAGCAGGGCAGGTAGCTGGAAAAGCAATCCCACTGGCACAGAAAGGCGTTGCAAATGGCGTACCGTCGTTGGATAGTTCTGGCAAAATACCAAAAGCTCAGCTGCCTACTGTCGGCGGCTATGTGCGTCAGTCTTCAGCTCCGAGTGACAGCAGTTTGCTTTGGATTGACTCTGGCGACAGCAACAAGATGAAATACTACAACGGCAGTTCTTGGGTGCCGGTGCCGGCAACATGGGGGTGATTTTATGATGACAGCAAGCCAGCTTGTCACGCTGAAAACAAACGTTGACAAGGAAATGAAGCGCCGCTGCTACAACGGCAGTATGACCGCCTATGCTGGCAGCAGTTACGCATTTCAAACTGCTCCTGCGGCAGGCGGAGTGATAAAAGCTCAGCAGGGCAATGCCGTGATTCAGCCGCTCAATGCGGTCAATCCAATCAGTGGGCTTTCGACTGCCGCCGCCGGGGAAGTTATTCCCACGACCTTTGACAATGACAAACTCGCGAAAGTAGTCAATGACCTGTCCAACCTGACGACGACCACATCAAACCCCGGCTGCGCAGCATCCTGCTCCGGCCTGTGTCACACGCAGTGTAGTACCTCATGTACTGGATGCAGTGGGTGTTCCTCGTGCTCATCCTGTACCGGCACATGTTCAGCGTGCTCTAATGGATGCAGCACGTGTACTAGCTGCACCAATTCCTGTGCGACCGGTTGCGCAAATACTTGTGCTACAGTATGTGACAATGGGTGTAGAGGATGTTCTGGAAGTTGCACAGGCGGATGCTATGGCACGTGCTGGGATACTTGTTCAGGCTGCGGTGGCTGTACGGGTTCACAAAATACTAGTCCTGGTTCGGGGTGTGGGAATTATTGTAATGGAACTTGTTCTAGTAGTTGCGGGTCTTGCACTGGTTGTTCGGGTTCTCATACAGTACATGATGCACATTGACTTTTTAGGAGGCAAAATGATTAAAATTAAAATATCGAAAGAATTATCGGACTACATCGAAAGCTTACAGTTCGAGGTCAACCGGACAAAAGAAATAGTGGCGTTTATGCTGAGCAGCCCCGGCTATGATACTCACACGAACACATTTGCACAGTGGGAAAAAGATAACCAGGAAGCATATGCAAAACTGTGCCTTGCAAAAAACAAGTTGGAGCACGAGGTTATTCCGAAACTGCTGCCGAAGGACACAGGAGCAGTTCGCTCTTGGAGTCTGGATTTTTACACACATGAAGTAATAGTGGAGGTAGCGGATGCGCAGAAGGATTGAAGAATATCCGGATATGCTTGCAAGACTTTTCCCACAGCCTTATGACGGCAACCCAGCAGACAAACACCTTGCCCGCACGATTACCTTTCAGGTAACGGATGCCTGCAACCTGTGCTGCAGCTATTGTTATCAGATACATAAGCAGCACCATGTGATGGATTTTGATACGGCAAAGGCTTTTATCGACCTGCTGCTGGATGATAATAACCCGTACATCAACACCAAAAACAGTCCCGGTGTCATTATCGAGTTCATCGGCGGCGAGCCGTTCCTTGCCATTGATGTAATTGACAAGATTACAGATTACTTTATCGACCAGATGATTCGCCGCCGCCATCCGTGGGCAAAGCGGTTCATGATTTCTATCTGTTCAAACGGTGTGCTGTACTTTGAACCGAAGGTACAGGCGTACCTGAAAAAGCACCTGAGCCACCTGAGTTTCAGCGTCAGCATTGACGGCAACAAGCAGCTGCACGATTCCTGCCGTGTGTTCCCTGATGGCAGCGGAAGTTATGATAAAGCAATTCAGGCGGTGCAGCATTTCCGCACCGAGCTCCACAGTGACATGGGCAGCAAAATGACGTTGGCTCCGGCCAATATCCGCTATACTTGCGATGCAGTAAAAAATCTGATTGCGCTCGATTACAATCAGATTTTTTTAAACTGCGTCTATGAAAAAGGCTGGACGGTAGAACACGCGAAAATCCTGTACCAACAGCTGAAGCAGCTTTCTGATTATCTGCTGGACAACGATTTGGAAGATGAAATCTACCTGTCCATATTCGAGGAGTTTATCGGGCACCAGATGGCGCCAGACGATAACGACAACTGGTGCGGCGGTACCGGGTACATGATTGCAGTGGACTATAAGGGCGATATTTTCCCCTGCCTGCGGTACATGGAAAGCAGCTTGGGCGAGGGTGTGCCGCCGGTCATTATCGGCAATGTGCAGGACGGTATTATGGCGACGCCCGGCCAGTGCGACTGCGTGCGCTGCATGAAATGCATTACCCGCCGCAGTCAGAGCACGGATGAGTGCTTTAACTGCCCGATTGCGCAGGGGTGTGCTTGGTGCAGCGCCTACAATTATCAGGAGTTTGGCACCATGAATCACAGGGCAACGTACATTTGCGAGATGCACAAGGCGAGAGTGTTGGCAAATGTGTATTTCTGGAACAAAAAGTACCGGAAGCACGGAGAAAACAAGGTATTCCACAACAATGTCCCGGAAGCGTGGGGACTGCGGATTATCGATAAAAATGAGCTGGATATGCTCAATAATCTTTCAAAGGAGTCTTGAAAATGGCAGAAATCAAGTATGTAAAGTTTGCAGACGCGGCAGTTATCGAAGCAACGCAGGTCTCGGAAAGCATTACTGATATGAATGGAACCAAGACAGATCAGTTACTTATTCAGATTGACACTGACAGCACAGAAAACCAGACTGCTGAACTGCAGACAAAAATTACAGATGCCGGCCTGAAAGATGTCAACATTTTTGCTGACAAGGAGTGCACCAATAAAATCTTTGCTGGTGGTGCTTACAAATCTGTCCTCAGCATCACTGCGACAGTGCGTGCCTGCGGGTTGCTGTACAGCGTATCGCTGTCGAAGTAAGGCGGTGTGAATATGAGTTACAAAGGAATTGACGTCAGTTACTGCAACGGCCGTGTGGACTGGGCGAAAGCCAAAGCTGCCGGTTTGCAGTTTGCCGTCCTCCAACTGGGGTATGGCAGCGACAGCACATCACAGGACGACGTACAGTTTGCGCGTAATGTAAGTGAGTGTGAGCGCCTCGGGATTCCCTGGGGCGCTTATTTATATAGCTACGCGCAGACAGTGAGCGGCGCGCAGAGTGAACTGCAGCATATGCTCCGGCTGCTGCGCGGCCATCATCCACAGTACCCGGTGTTTATTGACATGGAGGACGCAGACGGATACAAGGCAAAGCACGGCGGCATCCCATCCAGAGAAACCAATACAGCAATCATCAAGGCTGTGTGCAGCGGCCTGCAAAATGCTGGATACAAGGCAGGCTATTACGTCAATAAGGACTGGTACGAGAACAGAATTTCCCCGGCGCAGCTGTCGGCATATGAATTTTGGTATGCACGGCCGGGTGTGTCTGCACCGGACAAGTACTGCGATATTTGGCAGTCAGAGTTTGGTGAGGATTCCGGCAAGTGGCCGGGAGCAAACATTCCCGGCAAGGGCTGTGACACGAATGTGTGCTATACCAATTATGGTGTAAACAGCAATGGCACACCCGCTGTCCGGACGCTGCCGGCACTTGCACCGGCCGGGGCAGCATTTGTCAGTGACACCAATACCGCCGTACCGCTCAAACACGGACAGTCCTACACGGTTAAGGTTACCTGTTCGGCCGGTCGGCCGTCGCTGGCAGCAGGCACCGGCGGCACGGTAAACATCACATATCAGAATTGCAGTGGGAATAACTACTGCTTCAAACTGACTGCAACCGGAAAAGTGGGAGCTGAAACCGGCATCTACATTAACGGTCACAAGCCGTCTACTATGGTGGTGCGAATTGTCACCGCCTGCAGCAGTGATACGACCGTCAACCTGTCCCGCAAGGTGGGGGAGTGTTACACGGTCGGGCTTACCAGCCCCACGAAGCCAACCGTCACAGCCGGAACCGGCGGAATTGTAACGATTGCCGGTGTGTACGCGGATGGATCCGGCAAGTGGCTGTGTCCGATTGTGGCTGTGCATCCGGGTGCCACGGGAATCTACACCGAAGTTGCAGGTGAAGGAAGTCCGGTGAAGCGTTTTGAATTTGCGGTCACTGAGTAAAGGAAGGGAGGAAATGAAAAATGTAGCAGATACATATAATGCGCTCGTGGGCGGGGTGATTGCATTCTTTACCATGATTTTCGGCGAGCATTGGATTTTGTTCGCCGCTTTTTTGTTCCTGAATGTGATTGACTGGCTGTCCGGATGGTCGAAAGCCCGCAGGGTGCACAAGGAAAGCAGCAGCGTTGGCCTGAAAGGAATCGTCAAAAAGGTTTGGTACTGGGTAATCATTGCGATTGCCTTTATCCTTCCGGCGGCGCTCATGGAAGCTGGCAGCGTGATTGGCGTCGATTTGTCAATTACCCGATTCCTCGGCTGGCTGACGTTGGCAATGCTCCTAGTGAACGAGGTCCGCAGTATCATTGAAAACCTTGTATGTCTTGATATCCCAGTGCCGGAGGTACTGATTAAGGGGCTTGCAATCACTGACAAAATTTTGCAGGACACACAGAAATAAAATCAACAAAAAATGGAGGTACTTATTATGGAACTTACAGTAGCAGTAATCATTTTCGCAGGTACAGCAATTATTTTCGGTGTCGGTTTTTGCATTGAAAAGGCAAAAAACGTAGGCAAAGGGAAACAGGTAGCTGAGGGTTTTGACAAAGCAGAAAAGGTTGTTGATGCTGTTGATGCGGCGGCAAATATTGCAGCGACCGTGGCGCCCAGTCCGGTTACGTCTACGTTCAAAGGCATTGCCGACCGCGCGGACGTTTCGACCAAAGCTGCAGAGCAACTGTATTTGAACGGCAGCATTACTGCAGATCAGCGCAAGGAGGAAGCAAAAACAATTTTAAAGCAGGCTCTTGGATTGGATGGCATTGCCTATGAAGGTGATGTATCTGAGCTTGGCAACAAAGCAATTGAAGCCGCCGTTTATGCGTTGGACAAGACCGGCACGAAAAAGGCTGCCAATACAATAGAGACAGCACAGACCACTAAACCAGCAACGCAGACCGCATAATTGAGAATTTGAATGTATAAAGCAACGACCCTGACTTCACCATTACGGTGAAGTCAGGGTCGTTTTTTGTTATAAACATACTGGAAAATTCAGAGGACAGGGGAGGCGGCTCAGTTTGCTCATAAACTAACAGTTTACAATCTTACATTCGATATACTTGTGCAGTATTGGTGAGGATAATACTTGAAGCCTAGTATTAGGGCAAAAAATGACTTCATTTTCATGCATATCGGAAATCAAGTCAACATATACGCATGGTGTACCTTTAGAAACATATATTTTCAATACCCTATAATAATTCTGAGTGTAACTGTGACCCAGCACTGTGCTTGGAGTTAGCGTTGTACTGAGAAATGCTTTGTCATAAATTATACTGCCTTTTCTGATTATGTGAATGCCGCTCCACCTTTTCATTTTCCTAAATATAGGTTTATTCACATATCTATAAACAATAATATTTTGAGTACATGGATGCCTTCCAATTTCATTTATTACCAGCGAAATAGTGTTTTTAGTATTTGATCTTATATCGTTTTTTTGAAATCCTAAAAGATTATTATATATATAGTGAATACCTTGAGTATAATATCTAAAAAAGCATCCCACAGGTTTGGATGGTCGAATGTTCTAGTTTTGCATTTTTAGCAGCCAGTTGCCAAAATTTTTCTTACCCCATTCTGCGGCTTCTTTATCAGAAAAATCTCTATAGCACATGCAAACCTCCTGAAATCAATTCTATTTCGCAATATTAGAATATGTCCAGCCACAAAATACTACGAAGTTTGGAAATACTCTGACCCGCCCATTATTGCTATGACAGGCTCGTCCTCAATATCAAAAATAAAATGCAGCGAGTCTCCGCAGAGTTTAAACATTAAATTTACCCAAGCAAATATTCGCAAACAGCGGCTACAGCAGCATTTTTTATTTGTCTTGCTCGAACATCAGCAATATACCGAGCTTCTTTTAATTTGCTTTCTTGAATGTCGATTAAATCGCCAATAGTTTGTATATTAAGTTCATGAAGTTTGCCCTTTTGCCAAGAGGTCAAATCAAGCGTATCAATGCTTTTTCCAAATTGTTTCATTATTGTTGCATTTCCTGTAGGATCTATTACTGTTCCTTTGAGAGAATTAAATGAAGAATAGTTACTTCCGTATTCGGTCATTTTTTTAATGCTCAAACGTTTTGCAATGGAATATGCAGTTGTTGTGGGAACTGATTCTTTTGCGAATAAGCATCCTTCGTTGACTTCATAGCGTGAACCTATTTCGCTACGGGTTGCTCTTATGCCCGAAGAATGCTCACTTATAATTCCCGTGTATTCTAATAAACGCAATGCCTCTTTTACCTCTTGGGGTGCATTCCTATGGACCCAGAAAAAAGAACTTGTAGCTCCCATGTTTTCTTTTTGTGCGGTTGCTTTATCATTTTTTGATTTAATTTCTGGTATGACTTCTGTTTCAATAAAGTCTCGTCCCCAGTCAATAAGTTTCGCATACCCAGGATATTTATCAGATAAATTAGAGTGCTCAGCCCAAAGAGATCCTGTATAATACTCACGAATTACTTTGTTAATTGCAAAAGAATCCAGTTTCCCTGCCATTTCCACAGTTTTGAGCAAATGCCTTGGGTTTCCTCCAGAGGCATATGCAAGAATTGAAAAGTTTTGCCCACGTTTTGATAAAGTTGCTGATAAGGTACTATCTTTTGCCTGCCGTAGTACCATTCCTTTCATCATTTCAACGTAGTTAGCATCAGTAGTTGATCGATTTAGGGTAATTCGTACAGCGTCATGAAGTGGTTCAAAAGTATCTCCATATACAGTAACCCCAGGATACACCGCAGCGTTACATTTTATATAAGGAGATCGTAGGTCTCTAAACAGTGTAAAAAATTCTCTTTGCTGTTGTGGATAAAATACATGTGCAGCCTCATCTATAAAAAGAACAATTCGTTTAATATCAAGTTCTTCACACAAATCCTGAACAACATTGATAAAAGTATCTAATGATGGAACTCTTGAATCATCGATTATTGTTCCAGGAGTTTTCCACGATGACTCAAAAAGTTCTGTTACTTCTTCTAATTCGGATTTTTCTGGCTTTACGGTCGCTCCAAGCAATAATCCCAAACTATAATTAATAGTAGCAAGTTTCCCACGTTTTCTTAAGGCTCGTTGCAATTCTGAGCAAATTTTTGAAAGCATCCATGATTGAAATTGATTGGTATTTCCTGATTGAAGAAGAGCTGCCTTACGAAAAGTAATAAAGACAGGAAGAATTTTATTAGTGTCAAAGCTGTCATCTAGTTGTGATTCGGCGACACGAAATAAAAATGACTTTCCAACGCCACGGCTACCAACCAGCAGGATTGGCGTTTTAGATTTCAGTTTACAAATTATTTCTTCATCAGCAGGTGTTCCTACAAATAAATCTTTTATTTGTTCAGAATCCATTTCTTCTGTCCGATATATAAATTCACCCATAGATGTCAGTCTCCATTTCTGCCATATAGTAATTGAATTTCTGGTAACATTCCTATGTTATGCATTATCGCATTTTCTAATGTCGGTAACAAGTCTTCACGAATAATTAATTCTTTGAATCGAATAACAAGGGCTATGGATAATAAATAGGAGATGCTTTGAAAGCCGGAGGTGTATTTCCTTAACATATCTTGACTAAACTCGTTTTGGCCCGGCAGACAGTTTAACTTGCTGTAATTACCATGTATGTACTCGGAACATTCTCGATACACATTACTTGTAATGCTGTTTAGCTCTGCACTTCGATCTTCAAATTCTGGAGCATATGCACGGATAAAAGATTTACTAAAGATACCAGTATTGCTGTCAGTGATAGTTGCCCACTTCATGTCTTCATGTCCAGATTTCCATCGTCTAAAGTAGAAGTCATTTGAGGACATATGAATACCATATAAACAGTGTTCCAAACATAACCGTAAAGAAATCATTGAATGTTTATACAATCCCTGGCAGCAAAACAGGTTTGCTGTTGCGCATTCATTCAAAGAGGAAAATAATAGTATTGATTGCGGAATATCTTTGAGACAAGTTACCCATGTCCTAAAGTCATTCACAAATAGGAAACATTGATTTAAACTTTTTGCCTGGGGAGACCTCCATGTTGCGGATATTTGTGTTTTCATCCCTTCTAAAATTGCAAATTGCTCTTCTTCGTTATTCACTATTTACACTTTCCTTCATTAATAATAATCTGTCAAAATTTGAGTCAAATTACTCCTTTGAACTTCGTATAATTGCTGAGCTGATGTGAAAACACAAAAATTTTCAAGGCAGTGATGCGTTATCCCATAAAAGAACGGAAATTTTAATATGATTGGTGATAATGTTTTACTTTTCATCAGTAAATAGCATTAAAATGGAGATTCAAAAAATAAGTACTTTATTTTCACATAGCCTGTGCTATAATTTACATCTGACTAGTAAGTTCATTATGCAAAATTGAAATACTTATGGTCCTCAGTGTTTTAGCAAATAGCCGAAAATACTTTACAACAATAAACCATTATTTACATTTTACCACTGGAAATTGTTTCTTTCAACTTTTTATTATATTACGGAGTTTGCATTGGCTGACAGTACCTCGATAAAAGTGGTAGCCAGTGACTTGCCATTTATTGCACCAGTAAAGCACACCGGATATCCGGTTGGGGCAGTAGATTATTGGAACATTGCAAAGGCAGCCGAAATACGCGAACGTACAAAGATCAAACTCAAATGATAAATGTCTCTGACTTCTCACTCATAAGGTGAGAGGTCAGGGACGCTTTTTGTATGTATATAATTGTAAATTTCACCAAACTGTGATATTATAATTTCAATTACTAATTGTTTTAAGAAGGAAAAGAGAATGGAAGCTATAATTGCAGCTATAATTGCAGCGGTAGTCTCTTGCACAATAGCCTTAGTTTCGAATCACATAATTGCGCGGGGTCAAAAAATTCAGACAAATGAATTTTATGTGCAACTCAACAAGCAGCAAGAGCAGTTTGAAACACAGCTCAAAATGCAACAGACACAGCATATTGAATCTATAAGAGAACAAGTACGCCCGTTCTTTTGCATAAAATCAATTAGGGCGGTATATGAAGATAAATCTCTAGTATTTACAATGGTTTTTAAAAATGTTGGAAACGGAGTGGCGATAAATATTGTGGAAGTCTACCCATATAAAGAGAAGGTAGGATGTATGTATTCTCATAAATATGGGGACAAAATAATACATTATGATTGTTATTTACCAATCGATTATGAATCAAACTGTGCACCAATTAATGAAACATGTCAAGTTGAAATTATCCAAAAGGAAAAAACAATTTTTTCAAATATTAATACTGATCAAATTAAATTCGGACTGGTTTTTCAAGATATAGAAGGTAATGAATATCAGCAAAAGTTTAGTTTCTATTTTAACGATAAAGCCTGTGATGGAAAAGAAATGAAGTTTTATAGGGTATATAATTACATACCACAACTACGCCAATGAAAGAAAATTTTAAACGTTCCTTTTCACCAATAAGTGGATATTGGTTTACAGTTCCAATCATCATGTAAATGTCCGTATAGTTCAAGCAAATATTTCTACTTCATAAATTTCGAAACGCGACGGTATACATCATTTGTTTTCATGGTTAGAGGTGTTAATATGGCCAATAGAATTCCCGAATGGAAAGAAGAATATGATGATATTATTTTAAATCATCCAGAGCATATAGGAAAGGCTATAGAATTAAAGAACAAAAATATGCCTCAGCACTTATATAAATATTATTCAATTAGTAAAGAAAATGACTATTGGAAGAAGCCACTACAAGAAAAATTAATATATCTTTCACGACCACAAGAATTTAATGACCCTTATGATTGCTCTATAAAAATCGACAATGACGAAGTAATGAAAAATACGGATAGGTTTGCCTGCGAAAAATTACTCAAAGATTTTGTAAAACATCCTTCTGCTGTAGAGAAAAACAGAATAAAATTCGCCAATAATCCATTTGAAGCATTAATTACGGATCTAAAGAGACGAGGGACTATTTCTCAAAAAGTTGACGAAAAAGAAGTTTCAAAAATTAACAAAGAAAGAGAAATGAATTTTTCGGAATTTTCCAAAGATTATATCAGGGTGGCATGCTTTTGTGAGAAAAATAATCCTCTCCTAATGTGGAGCCATTATGCACATAATCATGAGGGGTTTTGTATAGACTGCAGTTTCAACGAGCCACTATGTGCAAGCATCTATCCTGTTACATATTCAAACATAAGGCGAGATTACACAGAAAGTGTAAAAAGTAGTACAAAAGAATGGACATACGGTAGCTTTTTGTGTAAAGCAGAAGATTGGAGTTATGAAAGGGAATGGCGTGTGATTTCACCTTATAGGAAAATTCCATATTTCGAAAGTTCGCAATGCATAAGAGCTATTTATTTGGGTGCAAAAATTTCTCAAGAAAATGAAGGAAAAATCATGGAACTTTCCGGAGATATTCCAGTTTACAAAATGCAACTTGCCAAGGATACATATAATCTGTATCCAGTAAGAATTAAGTAATTACTTGTTAAGTAATTATATTCCGAAATGTGGATTAAAGCAGCGGAAATCGGTTATGCTCTTACACAAGGAGTAAGAGCATATGATAAAAATTTTACTGTCCCGCAAGCTGGGCGAGCTTCGCTGGACACAGGCCGACCTTGCGCGAGCGACCGGCATTCGAGCAGCAACCATCAATGCACTGTATAATGAAGTGGCAGACCGGGTTAACCTGGACCACCTTAGCAAGATTTGTGAATTAGTGAATATTGTGACCTAAGGTCCAAATAAAGTTTTACCATTGGAAGCAAAATAGAGAAGTGAAATATAAATTAAAATTGCTCCTAGCTTTTCACGCGGGTTTCAGGGGCACTTGTCAATTACCTGTTTTTAATTGCATATAAAAGAAACATAAAAACATCCCTCGCTTTAACCGTTGCCGGAAAAAGTGGGGGATGTTAAGTTCTAAAAAGATATGTAAGATTAGAGTAGTGGTAGTAATTTATCCGCTTTTGGGCTACCTAATCCCGTAACAAAATCGTACCCTTGTGACGCATTGTTCCCATTGGAGCCGGAAACGACATCATAAAATGCATTTTGGGGATTTGTATAAGATGTTCCACCTGCCAGTTTATAAAGAACCTGATTTGCACCGCTAAGTGCAGAATAATTATCACCATCCGCAATTAGGCCAGCCCAAGCTGGTGCCGAAAGACTTGTACCTCCTACTTCGGACCATCCACTTGAACCATTATAATCAATGCTGCTGTAAACAGCTACTCCTGTATTGGGATCGGCATCAAAGGAAACATCCGGTGTTCCACGCATTCCATTGCTGGATATTCTCATGTTCGTTTGCCATGCTGGCTCATTGATATACTGACTAATATCACCGCCAGAAAGGTTCCATGCAGTTTCACTTGTACGATGATTAGAGGAATCCAATTTTAATGTTGTTCCTCCCACTGCAACTACTTTTGAAGAAGTAGCTGGCCAGGATGACTGTGCACCATCATCACCTGCTGATGCGAGATATACGACCCCAGAGTGTGAAAAATTAGAATCCAGTGAACTTTCTCGCCGTGATTCATTACCACCCCAACTCATTGAAACAACCTGTGCCGAATGGTTATTGGCATACTGGATAGCATTTAATAAATCTTGTGTTGAAGCAGATTTTGCAGCAATCACTAGCAAATTCGCATCAGGTGCCATAGCATGTGCCCATTCCACATCCAAGGCCGTTTCCAAGGCCCATCCACCGTCAGTGCTTGTTGGTTTTCCCTGTGGGTATGAAACACTGATATTCTTTGGTGCACTCAATCCAAACCTTTGATCAAAGACGTTCAAATCATTTTCGATATTACTGTCCCCATAGGCATCCACGATCGCAATCGTTTCGCCTGCTCCACGCTTAGATTGGGCATTAACTCCATAAGCGGTACGAAGCTGTTCTGGGGAATATCCATTCACATATGTAGCTGTCGGGCGAGTTTTCACTTTTAGCATGGAATGCATTGTTCCATCCAAAGTTCCATGTGCATAGCCAGCCGTGGTAGAACCCACTAAAACCGCTACACTTAGAACGAAAGTCGCCAAGGATTTCAGTTGTTTGTTTCTCAATTGTATTACCTCCTTTGTTTCGTTTCCCAAGCAATTAGTTTTATTTTGTATTGGCCAATACAAAATAAAATCTGCTTTTCAATTTTTATTTTCAAGAAGCAATCCGGGTGCAATCTGAAAATACATCTTATAGCTTGGTACTAGTGTAAACCGTACATTTGTATTTTGCAACCCATAATTTATCAAAATTGGAGATGCTTAGTAATTTA